TACGATATTATCATTTTCTTCCAGATTATGAATCCCTTCTTCCATTTCCCCATCGTTTGGCAATTCACGGCTCCACCAGCTTAAATGATTAACTCGAAACATTTTATACGGGTCGGCTATCCACTTTTTAATCCTCGAATCTCCTATCTCCAGAATCCCATCCTGAATGTCGTGACTTCTTGCACCTCCAAAAGTAAATATCTTTTTACCATTGATATTATAAATCTGACCTCTCATGAGATGAATCACATGTGGACGGATAAACTGCACCTTGCCGCCATTCCACATTTTCACTGGAACATTATCTAAAATGTCGTAATTACTATGATTGCCTTCGACGAATAAAGTCGTAAAATTACGCTCTTCCAGCCAATCCAATTTATAATTCTCTTCTCTCGAATTATCCCAAATGCCGAAATCTCCAGCAATGCAAACATAATCATCTCTGGTCAAGACTTTCTGTTCGGGGAAAGATTCCTTTCTCAATCTACTAATCCAATCTCCGTGAGTGTCTCCTGTTATCCAAAACATATAATTCATCTCCTCTCCATATTTATATCTTCTGAATTCTTGTAATACTTTTTGCCGATTCTGCATCTACTGTAATATCCACAAAATCATCTACTCTATAAATGTCTAGGTTTAGCCTATGAACATGCTTATCAAAATATTTCCTAACAATGTTTTCTGCTTCTTCCTTGTTTGACACGTTTACTACTGGGATAGCAATTTTTGCCGATACTAAATAACTTTTCATAATCTACCTCAGATAATATTCAAAATATTTCTTTATAAAAAGTGGAGAATATTTATTGTCTGGCATGAAAAATATTGGAATATGATATTTGAACCAAAATGTATGAATTGATGCAAGGAATGATTTTTTATTATAATCTCCTCTATAGTTCCCATCGACAATATCGGAATAATTTGCATTTTCTACAAGTAAAACCTTTTCATATGGGGAAAGAGCGAATTCTTTTTCAATCCGATCCCTTCCTTTTGTTAAATTTGTAGAAAGCTCTTCTAAGCTGGCCTTTCTTTCAATGACTACTTTTCCCTCGAAAGATATGTCTCGAGGGATTCCTAAATCTAAATTTTTTGTCAATATAAAACTATAATCCCCATATTTTAACGCTTTTACTTTATACTTGATTCCAGCTTTATCGAAGCTGTTGGTTATATGGTCGATTTTCTTTTCCCGTGTATCTATCAAAATAACCATAGATTCAAGCAATAATTCTTTTTCTTTGTCTGTGTATTTATACAGGTCTAAAATATTAAGCTGCCTCCTTTGCTGCTCTGCGTATAATACTATAATCTTTAATCCACCAGTCATAAGTATCTGGAATATCTTCCCATCCACTATCTGTTTTGCGCCGTCTTGGTTCTTTTTTACAATCTTTAATGTAGAGGATATCACCGTCTTTAACTTCTAAATCTTGAAAACTGGTCTTACATCTCTTGTCTCTGAAATTCTTTTTCTTATGAATCTTCATTTCTGAAACTTTTCCATTCTTGATGCAATAAGCTTCAAATTTGGGCGAATATTTCATATCTAAATTCATAACACAAACCGTTCTATATCCATCGTTTAACGATTCATCGGTATAATCTATGTATCCAAGAACTTCATATTGGAACTGAGCAATAAATTCAGAAGGAAATTCTTCTTTCGAAACATTAGAACATAGCGCCTTTATTAAACCAAGAACGTTAAAAACCATCCATCTTTTTGCGCTTTTATTTCCTTTTGGTGTTACGTCAGTCGCATACCTTCTAAGATTTATTTTGTCTAAACCTAACTGTGGAACATCTGCTTTCGAAATTGTCTTTCTGTCTATCCACTTATCATAGATGTCTAAACATTGAAGAATATATTTGATGGAGCCATACTGCTTAAAGTAATTGATTTTTACTAATTTTCTAAATACTGATGAATTTATCTTTGTTCCTTTTATTGCCGCATAAATATCAATGATATCTTTTCTCGAAGATTGAGAAATTTCCATCATAGATTCTACGGCTTTATCTCCGATACTTTTAACGCTGGATAAATTAGGATATATAATTTTTTCTTTATCATCCACCGTAAACTTTGTGTTATCTTTGCCGTATTCGTAGGTTCCCATTTTATAACCAAAAACTGTCATAGCTTCACGGGTTAACTCGGCAACTTTATTTTTGTCTCCTTTCCCCTGATAGTGATTAAGCGTTACCTCATAAAATACCGAAGTATGATTCGCTTTCATCCATGCTTCATAAAGACTATCATTCGCCATTGCTAAAGCATGAGGGGCATTAAAACTATATCTCGCCGAATCCTTAATTACCTTATATACGGGCTCAAAGTTATCAAGATTACCAATATTTTTAAGCCAATGCTCTCGAAGAGTATCCTCTACATGTTGTAAAGCTTCTCCTTTCAGTTTCTTTTTGCTGATTTTCTTTATCGTGTCATAACTGTCTTTCATTTCGATTCCAAGCCACGAAAAAATCTTCATTACCGCTTCCTGATAAAGCATGTAATGGAAACAATCTTCCAGTAATTCGTCGATCGCCGGTTCTCCATTTGTGTATTCCACCCTATCAAGAAAACCATTAATTAAGGACTTAAATCCCGGCCTGATTCCTGCAATAAATGCCGCCAATTCCTTTATATTTTTCGGCTTAAACTTCATGACTTTTTTAGTTGTAGACGCTTTCTCGCACTGATTTAAGCAACAGGTTGCTCCAATCTCGTACATCCTCCAGGTCTTTTCGTCCTCAGTTACCATTTTTCTTAATTCTGTAACCGAAGGAACTTCGCGTCCAATCGCTGCATAAAGCTTATGTATAATACCTACAACATCTACGATTAAGAAATCGTCTTTTACATATCCGTATTTATCAAGTAAATTCCCTTCAATATTTGCAACAATGGTTGTCTTCCCAGTGCTTTCAGAATGACATCGAATGAGTCCTATTTCATATCGAATATCTCCGTATCCCGGAACATCTTCTTCTCCAATAACTCCGTTAAATAAAGCAAAACCACAAGCATGAACCTTCGCTTGTTCAATGATTTCCTGATATGACTTACTTTCATTGAATAATTGCAAATGATATTCATCTGTAATATAATCTTCAATATTTATAAGGTCTTTATCCTCTTCTTCTGCATTTTTAAGAGCTTCATTATATCGATCAATGCTTTTAGTGATTTCATTTGCCACTGAAGGTTCAATTCCGTTCACTCCCGCGTAAAGCTTAAATCCGTTCTTCTCCTTCAGTCTACCAACAGCAAGTAATGGATAACAACCATGTTCTCCACATAGTTCTTTGCCTGCCAAAACGAATGGCTCTTGAGCTGCACAGTTCATATCTATCCTTTATACCCTCGGTTTCCCGATATTTTTAGACGGGAGTAGACTATACCATAATCGTTGATATTATCTCGGATTCCCATTGGTAGTCGTTGCGAGCTTCCCATATTATTTAAAACGTAGGGCTGTCTCTCAGGATTACCCAATCTTTTTCCTTGTTACCATACCGTCATGATTAATAACGCCACATTTCGATTTCTCTAATGCTTGGTAGAAAAAGCTTTAGGGCTTCCCCTGATATTCTGGGTTTTCTATATATATCACTATATATAGCGACTTTGTAATTGAATATATTGCTTATGTAATTTCGTATAATGTATCTGATATTTATTATTTATTTTGTTGTGAACAACTTTCTAAATATTCTTTTCTTGCTTTTTTATTTTTTAGTTGACTATATATTCCTTCATCGTATTTGCAAAAATGAAATCCTCCTGCTAGGAGAGTTTTATCTTTTAAACATCTACTAATAGATGAACCGCTTTTCAAGCCCAAACTTTTCGCTGCTTCAGCTAGAGTATTAAATACCTTCATAGTTTCCACACAAAATACTTTAGTAGCTCTAGGATTCTTTTCTCCAGAATATCTTCCGAGCATTTTTTCAGAAGCTCTAGATTTCATTTCTTCGCTCCAATAATGTCCATAATTCCCGTTCTTTTCTCCTTGGGTTACTTGCTTCATTTTCTCCCTAAATTCAGTAGGTGCAACCCATCCACTGACTCCTCCTCCGCCAAGAGTCATATTATATCCGTTTTTATACGCATTAAGTTTATCAATCCAAAATTTTTCTCTATCAAATAAAATTTCTTCAGGACATTCCTCTAATATCATGGATTTAAAACTGTCTTCTCCATGTTTATTGAAACTATTTTGAAGATATTTACTATGATGAATCCCTTCTCTAAGCTCTCTAAAATGTCTCTTTAATCTTTCTTCTATATAAACACTTTCCCCAACATAATACTTTCCCGTGTCTATATTTTTTATTGCATATATTCCTGTTATTTTAAATCACTCCGTATTGTTATAGAGCAATACATTCAATTACTTTTTGTTAATCGGGCATCTGATGTGAAGACAAAA